TGAATGGCTTGTTTTCAGAAAATAAAGCAAATCCTTTTATTGCAATATCAATTCTCTTTCTAGGTTGATTTCTATTAGCGTTGAGTACTATGAAAGAATCTTCAAAATCTTCTCTTGGAGGGAAGAATTCTTTTTTTAATTCTTCTCTAGTCTTATCCATTTTGTAGAAGATGCTAGTATCTACTCCGTGAGGAACTATCTTGAAGTCAAAAGTTCTTGGAGCTTCTTCTCTGGCCACATCATAACCAAATTTAGTATATACAACAGCCTCTTTAACTATATCAAAATGTCTAAACCACTCAGAATCATATCCCTTGGCATCTACTGGAAAATATGCAACTACTGGAGGAATATTTTCTTTAAATACATTTTTAATTTCTTCTAGATATATAGTAGTTATCCACAGGTCATTCAAAATAAAAATTAAATCTACTCCAGCTTTGGAGAATTCTTTAATTCTATTCGTTCCGTAAATATCTCCTTTGTTTTTAGCTGTATATATTTTATGATTGAATGGGTGAGGATCACCATCATAGTTAATGGCTAGATGGAGGATCTCGTATTTGTCTTTTGGTAGATATTTAATTATTGAATGTGATACTCTAGAAAAACCTGTTGGAATTACACCGTCTGAAATCCAAAGTACTCTTATTTTATTCATCCTGTCCTTATAATTCTCCTTTTATTTAAAATCTTGTGGTTCTTTCGTATGCATTATTGATATATCCAGGTAGACTTCCCTTTCTAGGAAATGCTAATCTTTTACTTGGAGGGGAGATAAGAGTTTTTAATTCTTCCCAATCAGATCTTAATAGTTCTTGTTTAGCTCTCGATCCTTCTAGGTTAGAATAAGAAATTTCAGCATCTCTCCAAGCTACAGAATTCCATGAGCTGTCTTGTAAACTCCCCTCTTTGATAATAATTGACGCCATTAGGATAATTGGTCTAACATCCGCATCTTCAATTACCGGAGGAGATGGTTGTATAAAGGTTGTGCTTGGGTTTCTATAAACATCCTGAGAAGTAAAGTCCACTAGATATTTAAAATTCCACCAACGTTGTAAACTTCTTACAGATAATAGTAGAGCAGTTAATAGCCAATCGTCTTGATATCTGTAAGTAGCTGAATTTATATCTCCTAGATGTAATCTTAATTCTGGTAACAGTCTGGATAGAAGATATGGAATTTCTCTAACATAAATAGTTAAATCTCTCTCATCTTCTCTTCCGTCATTGGTTGTGATCCTATTAATTAGATCATAGCTTTCTCCGGATGTACCTCCAGAAATCCAAACAGTAGTCCTATTCTCAGTAAAGACTTGATGATCAATTGTTATTCCAGCTGGTGCAATCCAAGTACTGTCTACAATAAAATCACTAGTCTCCATCCAATCAGACCAGTCTATTGTATAATCTAAAAGAGCTTCAGGGTCTTTAGTGAACCAGATCGATGTCATCGGATTAATCCAAAGTTACATCTAGATCGCCAATACCACAAAGTACAGTGTCACCGGCGTTTACAACTTTTTGAGCTACTAATGATCCTCCCCAAAGGAAATTTACTCCAGATTCAGCATCCCAAATACCAGCGTGTGTAATTGTAACAGCGGGCATACTAGTAAAAGACAGTTGAGCCGAGTTTGAAATTATTCCACTAGCTGCAGGCCCCATAGTTATAGCCTTTCTAATGTAACTGCCTCCAACAACCTCATCAGCACCGGTTTCTAAGGGATCGTTTGTATGTAAGCTCATATATACAATAGCTGGCGGCGTATAAGATGTGTTTCTCAACACATGATCTAAAATTTTATCTTCTAAGTAGTCACTAATACTCATTGAATTCTCCTAAACTTTTGTACTCGTTCCGATTTTATGGACAAAAGCTATTCTTTCTTCGCCTATTTTTGTTTCTCTTTCTCCGTGAATATATACTGTTTCGTTGTTATCTTCTGATGTTACTGTTCTTAGGTTATCTTCTAGCTGATAGATTCTTTTATGTGGCTTTATCTTTCTAATTAGGAATGTCAATAAACTTGATATATTACTTATGCTAGCTTCTATTGGTATCAAAAGAATTACAAATTCAATTAAATTTCCCTGGCCCGAAAATTGGGAGATTGTTGGAATTAATTTTATAACATTAGAATCTAGATCACCTAATCCAGATAAAACAGTTCTAATTACTTCTTGTATAATTACATCTGATGATAAACTGCCATCACCAGAAAGAGTTGATGATATAACTACCCCTCTAATTGCTAAGGCAGATAGATCGCCCACTCCTAGCATTTCAGAAGTTACTGAAATGATTTTTATTGGACTCGCAGTAAGATTCCCAATTCCGGATAGAATTGATTGTGCAAAGATATTTTTAATAATATCAAATGTTAAGTTTCCAGTTCCAGATAATATTGAACTAATAACCACATTTACATCAACATCTGATGATAAGCTTCCCTGTCCAGATAGTGAACTGGAAATTATTCTAATTCCATCCACTAATAAAGATAAATTTCCCTGTCCAGAAAGAGTTGAAAATATTGGTATATTTAAAAGTGCGGAATAACTTAAATCTCCAATTCCAGTTAAAGAAGCTGCTACTGCCGTTCCCGAGGATACGGGTATAGAAGCTATGTAAACAGCTCTACGCCCTATAAATAACATTTCTATTCCTCAAAGATAAACTTAGCTCTTACATTAACGTTAGCCGGAGCTGTTAATTCCAAACCCACTCTACCTCCACCTTGAATAATTATTTCTTGCATAAGTGGAAATAGTTTTTCAAATCCTCCCTGAGGATGACATTCAATAATGTCTACAACATCTCCAGCTGTAGGTTCTGCTGATGCAGAGTGTTGAGATGTAGTTAGAATAGTTTCTGCTAGACTTCCATCCATCTTGACAGGAGTTAAAGAGGACATAGTTCCAGCACTAGTTTGTCTCAGTAATCTAACTTGAACTGGTTCGGCATTAGCAGATGTTCCGTCAAAGAAAACCCCCCAACCAGTTAAAACTACTCTATGGTTTGCTGGAGCTATTAATTGAATAACTGTTTTTGCTGTAGCTGCAACTAAAACTACTTCTGCGGTTTGTGCGATTCCATAAAATCTAGCCATAAATTTAAATCCTCAAATGTGGTATAGATGGATAAGAGCTAATTAAGTCCGGCCCTTCCGATGGGGGTAAAAATTTACCTCCTCCTGGTGGTTTAGGGGGCTTGGGCGGTTTGCCTCTAATTACAATATACTCAACCTGGAAGCCAATAGCAGTAACTCTAAAAGCTTGATCGTCAGCATACTCCACTCCAAAACCCTCTTGGGTAACTCTAAAAGCTTGCTCTCCCAAATATTCGGTTTGGACACCAATGTTGGTTGCTCGTTTCTGGTTGTCGATATCCTTATACTCGACCTGAACACCGATATTAGTCGCTCGTTTCTGATTGTCCGAGTCGATGTACTCAGTTTGAGTTCCAATATTAGTAGCTCGTTTAGCCATTAGCGCACCTTGAACCCCACTTGTAAAGCATCCAACTGATCTGTAGTCCAGGCTGCTAGGGTGTTAGGATTTACAGTATGATCAACCCCAATCTTTGGGGTATAGGTTGTTAGAAGGCTAAGATCTCCAGACCAGTATTCGGTGGCTACGGTTTTCAGTCCTACTTGGCACAATCCTCCGGCTGCTACTGTATCTCTAGCCCTGGATTCTGCCCAAACCCGCTGAATAGTTACACCAGAAAGACCACACGGTAATAGATTGTAGAGATCGTAGTCATCTACCACGGTATCTTGTACGTAGTCGGTGTCGGTGTTATGAGGGAGCTCATTCACACACTCCCAATTAGCTCCAGCGGAGGGGGAAAGACCTGTTACATCACCGGCTGAGTCAGGCATTTGTAAAGCTACTTTTCCATCTCCACACCAACCATCATCTACCCCACCTGTCGTATCATTGAGAGCGATATCATCTAGATAGCCCGGTTCTGCAGTACTGCCTGTGGCAGCGACTCCAATAACATCCACGTCGGTCGCTGTTCCCGGTTTTGTGTCACCGGAGAAAGATACGTCAGATATAGCGTCTAGCTTAGTTTCGATAACACCAGCAGCATCGTCTATTTTGACGTGAACCTCTAGCATTACATGAGCGTTTATTGGGAATGGGATCGTTCCAGATGCGACGAGAGTTGTTGTACCTGTATAAAGAGAAAGACAGCCTGTGCCAGTATTGAGCCGGACTGAGCCAAGTTCTGTTGTTCCGTTATACCAAACGAAGAGCCTTGTGCTATTTAAAGGATAGTTATAGACTCCTTTCCAGTAAAATTCTGAAAGAGCTGCTATCGTTTTTGTGATGACAACTGCTGAGCTTAGGGCATTTCTATAAGAGTAAACACCCGATCTTGGAAGAAGATTAGATACTGTCCAGCTTGGGAAAACTGTCCAGAACAACGAATCGGCAAATTCAGCTCCATCTGTAAATACTCTCATAATTTACTCCACTTTGAACCCTACCTGAAGGGCATCCAAATCGGCTATAGTCCAGGGAGAACCCGTTTTAGGATTGATCGTATGATCCCTTCTGATACTGGTAATACTTGTCATTAGATTGTGGCTGTCGTTCCAGTATTCAGTACCGTCTGTTTTCAAGCCAAGCAGGACGGTTTCGGGAGATGCATTCAGCTTTCTAGCTCTGGCTTCTATCCACCCTCGGAGAATAGAAACATTACTCAGGCCACTTGCCTGTAGGTTATATAGGTCGTATTCTCCACTGAGAATACCTTGGTTGTAGGTGGTATCTCCATCATGAGGAACATCATCGATATTCAGATAATTATCTACACTGTTTCCGTCCTGACCTACGAGCTGGGAGACATCTCCATTTGCATTCCCTTTGAGCAGGGCAACTCTACCCTCCCCGCACCAAGAGTTGTCCGCAGCTCCAGTGATGTCATTGAGAGCTAGATCGTCAATGTTCATGCCAGACGATACCATAGAGTAGACTCGAAGCATATTGGCAGCGGCATCAGCTCCCGGTTTGCTATCTCCAGCAAAGCTGATATCCGGTATTCCGTCTACCTTAGTTTCAACAATTCCGTTCGGAGCATCACCAATTTTTACATGGACTTCAACCACACAGTGAGCACTTACTGGGATTTGAATTGTTCCCATCGTTGTCAGTGTTGTACCCACATAGTGTTCAAGAAAATGGGTAGTTGTGTTCAGCCGGATCGATCCCAGCTCCGTCGAAGTCGCAAACCAGGCTGGTATTCTAGTTCCCGCTGATGTAGCCCCGTCTCTTTTATACCCTAGCCTGAAATAGAACTCTGATAGAGTGGCAGGGAGAATCTTGTCACTGTATTGAGATCCACTACTGTATCTATATGCCGCCAATCCAGAACGGACATTTGAGCCCACTGTGGTTATGGCAGGCCCGCCTTGCACAAGATTCCAGAACAAAAGATCCTGAAACTCAGCGCCGTCTGTGAATAATCTAGCCATTAATTACTCCTGAAGTTCAGATAATCTTTTTCTAAGACATTCAACAATCTTTTCAGATTTTTCTTGTTCCTCTGCCATAGCAAGTAATCTATAAACGGGAGCTGGGGAAGTCATTTGATTAAGTGCATTTGTTAAAGCCATGTATTTATTATTAAGAATCTTATTTAGTTCTAAATCAGAGAGAGTATTCATTTTCTCTTCTCCGGATATAGGCGCAGTTTCAGGTCTGGTATACTCAACTACATATCCAGCTTTCATATTCTTAACATTTAATCTTTTGAAGAATACATCTTCTTTTTCAGACCAAACATCTACTAAAGAAGACTCTTCATTTTTATTTCCCTTTAACAATTTTCCTTCGGGAGCTCCAGAGAAAGAATTAAGTACCGTTATATATACTTGACCTAAAACGGTCTTTCTATACGTGCGGTACGGTTTACTTGTCTGCATAGCCGAGAAAACTTCTATATCTTGAAGTACCATTCCAAACCTCCTTTTAATTTAAAAAGATGAGAGTTCTATGAATGACTAGCATAGACACTAACAGGCACTCTGCTACCTCTCACTTACAGTAAACAGACTGTATACATCTGTTCAGCAGCCTGGGAGTTAACTTAATCCACCCAATACGTACAAACCTTCGGCTTTCCAGATCATTAGACCAAATCTCTGATAGAATTCCAAGAACCATTGAGGGGGAGTTGGTTTAGGATCACTGTATTGTTTTTGTTTAACATCACCATAAGTAATAAACTCACCAACATTCTCACCAATAATTAGAACTTTATCAACAGGAATTAGTGCATTATGACCTGCTGGATTATCCCAAACCTGATTAATAGCTACAAGAGGAGCTCCGTAGTAAGTACCTAGCCAACCCTCTCTCATAACCTGCTCAAGTCTAGAATCAATTCCAACTGTAGTTGGAGTTACAGCAGAGAAATCATCTTTCCAGAAAGCACCGAATTCAGTAACTGGAGTTAGAGCTGATCTAGCACCAACTACAGCTTTTACTCCACCAGTAGTCTGATTGACATAATCAATACCAGCTTTCAAAACGGTAGCATTAATAGCTCCACCAACATTTACGAAGTTGTTAGGAGTATTGACAGCTGTCCAGATTGTAGAAAGAGCTGTAAAGACTTTAGTCTGGTAGTAGTCCCTTAGTTGAGCTAGCATTTCACTTCTAATTTCTTCTACTGTTCCAATATCTCCAGCTTCCATTTCCCACTCATTCCAAGTTACACCAACATCAGCACCGTCTAACATATAGTTAGCTCTGGCCTGTACGGTGATCTCGTCTTTGAGATGGATAGAACCTGGAACTAGAGTTCTAACTCTGGCTTGACTTCTTAGTTTCTTTACTAGGGAGTCGCCCTCTTTTAGAGCTCTAGCATTTAGAAGCATACCAACAAAATCTACAACGATATGATTTGGTTGGATATACTCCACGAACATTTCAGCTAATGCATCTCTTTTCCCTTTATCTTCAGCCAATGACGCAATAGCTTCCTTTAATTTTAATTCATCCATGTTTTTGTGACCTCCTGAATTTTAGTAAAGGATGCGGAAGGTTAGGTTCTGATCTGCATCCAACTCCATAACTTCGGCAAAACTAACAGAGGCTGTGTAGTTAAGTTTACCCGCATCAGCTCCATCGTCAGCTGTATTGAGTACTTCTAGGTAAGCTCCTGCGACTAGATTTGCACTATAAACAAATCCACCGGAAGGAATAGTAAATACACCAGGGCCAAAAGCTAAAGCTAGAGTACCTGATGGGATAGTTAATCCTTCGGTATTGCTTAGTGAGGACAGATAAACAGTAGCGGCAAATGGAACATTCGCAGCTCCGTCAAATCCCCACCGTAAAGAAGTATTAGCTACTGTTGGGTAAGGGTTGTAGATTGGAGGTTGAGTATTATCGACTGCCCAAGTTAAACAAAATCTAGCTTTCGCAGCTTCTGTGGAATCAGCAGGAATTCTTACTCCTGGTAAATCCTCTCTAGAACCGTAGTCATGAGTTTCGCTAGAATTAACTAGCAGAACCATTCTACCTTCTACAACATCTTCAACAGTTACCACACCAGTAATATCAGTATACTTGTTGATTTCCATTTTTTACATTCTCCTATTTACGAGAGTTTAGTTCTCTGAGTGCTTTCGCAATCTCTTTGGGATCGGATAAATCTATATCATCGTCTCCTTCAAGATTTGGAATTGTTATTTTCTTTTCAGCCTTCTCTTCTTTTTTAGAAGAAAAAGCTACCAGCTCTTGAAGCATAAAATCTAAAGCTTCTGTTGGCATATTAATTAGATTTTCTCTGTTGGATGCAAAGTACTCATCTTCCTTAGCAATACCAACTTCTTTGAATCTAGCTTTAATTGCATCTAGCTTAGCTTCCTCTGCCTGTACCTTCTCAATAGATGCTTTGTACTCTCTGAGAATATCCAGTTCTGGAAGTAAAACTTCTATTTCTTTAACTTTATTATCTAATTCAACAGTTTTTGCTTCTGCTTTGATTAGATTATCCTGTGCTTCCTGGAGCTGTGTTTTTAAGGTTTCTAGCTCGTCCAAGGTTTTATCCTCCTTATTGTCAGAAGCTACAGCAAAAATGGGAGTTCTACCCTGGTAGGCTGGCATTCCTACTATAGTAGCTGCTCTTAAAGAAGTACCTGAAAGATTTTCAATACCCTCATCATCCATTAAAGAATCTATATAGGAAATTTCCCAACTGACATTCAATGGAATTTTTTCAGCATAAGCTTTCTTAATGAGAGCAACATCTTCTGGTCTTTCTTTAGTCCATAAAGCTGCAATACCTCTGATATCATTTTCTGTTTGTTTCAAGTGTGTGATGACTCCTAGAGGAACAGCCTGGGCATGGCCGTCACCGATAGTTCCTAGTGCCATCTTTAAAGGCGCAAAATATCCAGTTTTTACTAAGTTCGGGAATTCCTCTGTTGGAACTCTTTGCTTATTAGCGTTTGGTTTGTTATCAGTCAGAATAAACTTTAGATAGTTAAACTGTGAGTTAGTAGTAACAGCTGCCTCAGCCTCCATTTCTGAAAGCTCGACCAATTCTAACTGAAATTCTTTTATAATTATTTTTTCATCTTCCATAATAAGCTCCTGGGAATAGAATATATATTCCTCCCCTCATTGTGAGTATAACACATTATGCAACATTTAGTGCATAACTATACTATTTTTGAGGATTTTTCTGATTTTCCTGTGGATTTATCTTGGGTTTGTTACTTGGAGGGGCGGTATTGTTGTTATTTGCTGAAGGAGTAAAGGGTTGTGGATTGAATTCATCTAGTCCGTATTGAGTTAACAATTCTTTTTCATCTGATCTTTGTTTCATTTCCTCTTCTATATCGTATCCAAAAGCTCCTGAGTAGGATTTTCTAGAAAGGTTTCCAGTGTTATACAGTTTAGTTAGACCCTCTACTAGAGTACTGAATTCTGATAGATTCATTTGAGTAAACTTTAGAGTGGTATCTCCACTAAATCCATTCTCTTCAAAAGTAACATCAATAACTCTATTCAAAACTCTTAGTATTCTTTTTCTCATGGCTTCTAGAGTTTTAGTTGGGGCCATTGTAGCAAACTCTGGATTAGAAGTTCCGGTTTTTGTTACCTCTCCAGTAATTAATATTTTAGGAAATCCTAGAGCTATCATGATATCTTCATTAACTTCTTTGTATTTATTTTCATTTAGAAGAGCTTCTACTGGAGGAAATATCCAGTCGATCTGTAGAGTGTGGTTAGCGAATAGTTGGAAGATTCTTTCTATATCTTTTTGGGAAGTTAATCTCCAATACATTTGATCTTTAATAGCTTGGAACTGTTCGTCTTGATCTTCTGTTACTGGAAACTCATCATTACCCAATCTAAATAGCTGGATAGCTCCGATAACTCTAGCGGCAATAGAGTAATCCATTCTTCTTAGATTTCTCTTGTGCTTTAATGGTTCTAAAGCTGCGTATAAATAAGGAGTAGGGTAGGGAGAATCTGATATAGGCCTGTTCCTGAAGATCAAACTGTCGTCCTCTATTAGAATATATTCTTGTTTTTCTTCTACTTTTAATATAAATTCTGGATAGTAAGCTTTTAATTTAGCATATAATTCTGGATCTTTTGTTCCGTCTGCATACGTTCCTTTACCTAAAATAAATTGGATTAGTTTCTCTGGAACTTTAACATAGTAGGACGGTTTATCCATTACCATTGTATAGTTTATTTTTATAGATGTTGGATCACGAACCCACATAGCTACAGGCATAACTAGAGTTTCAAACTTCTTGATGCTCATTTCTTTTAATTGATCTCTAGTTACGTTAGCATATTTTATTTCGGGAACTACTAATCCTGACACCAAAAATTCTAATGCCATAGTTTCAGCAAAGTCGTGAAGTTCTGGAAGTAACCCCTCTACAACTTTCTTGGCATTAGATGTTAAATCTTTACTATCAAAAACTAAATCATTAATCCCAATATCTATACTTTTATTAATAACGGATGAAACAATACTGTCGTGTCTATAAAAGAATCTACATGCATCTACTATTTTAGCAAATGTATTTAAATCCTTTACTTCCATTTTATCTACTTCTGTAGTAGACCACGGATTACCCGCAGATGGAAGAACGCTGGTAAACATTTGTGCTTGAGCTAACTTTCTTGGTTCTGTCATAGTGTTTTACCTCATGTGATCCATCTAGGGGCTGCTAGCTTTTTAACTCTCTTTTTATAGTTTGTAAAATCTTTTTCCAAATAATAAGCTAAAGATGCACAAAGTAAAGAAGATGTAAAGTGATCTTCTCCTCTCTTGCCTCCTCTAGGAGTTAGAGTCTTATAGGATATCTCTCCTGATGGACTTTTTGTATATGTCATTCTTTCCAGCTCCGAAATTAACTCCATATCTGTAGAAGTATAAACTATTCTGTGGCTATTAGAGTATTCTTGTAGAACTGAAACCGAGAATGGTCGTACTCTTGTCTTTAATTCTTTTCCATCTTGATCCACACCGTGATCAATAAATGCGGAAAAGTTAATAGGTATAATTCTTTTAGCATAATTTTTGTGCAGGTATTCGTCTGCTTCTTGCATTCTTTGAATTACTGCAATACCAGACGAACCTTGATCAATAGCTATAATGCTTGGATCAAACTTAGAATCCAGGTAGTCAATAATTTTATCCTGTAGATTGTAGGATACTTTATTTAGCTGAACCCTTCCATGAAACTTTAATCTTCCATTAATATCTTCATACATAATAGTTATGGCTGTCGGATCTGTGTATCCTAAATCTACTCCAAATAAAACTATTCCCTTTCTTTCATTTCCCATTAATGGAAACATAGCTAATTTTGGAATATAATTAGCTATATTATCTTTTAGTTCAATACCATTGATAATAAGTTTATAAGTTCTGTAATTAGATATTTCAAATAAATTCCTATCGAATAGGGCATAAACAGGAGCTCCGTGTTTACCTAGAACTAAGTGAATATAATCCTCAGAGTCTTCTCCTCCGTACTGTTCAATAGCATGTTGATGATCACTTTCCATAAACCTAGGATTATCAAAAGCTGTAGCTCTATGTTTAGTGTAGGATGGATCTTCTTGATCTGCCGTAAATAAAACATTCTTTTCTCTAACTCCGGTGGGAACTCCAGAAACTATTTGCCTGTGTCCTTCAGTAAATGTATTTAGAATTGGTTGTAATTCTACCCAAGTACCCCAAGGATAGTACCCAGCTTCGTCAAGTAAAACTACAGGAGTATGTAAGCCGATTACATTAGCTCCTGTTCCAGTCATACCGGCAATTCTACAAGTAAGAGCTGCGTTATTTGTTAAGTTAATTTCAAAAACTGAACTATTAAACCCCCCACCCGTGGGGATGAACATTTTTAATAGAGAATTTGATCTGAAGCTTCTTTGTAGATTCTGCCAAACAGGTTGTAAGTGAGCTCTGTTTGGAACTGTGTACACAATATAATCTCTGCCATACACATTAAAAATAAGCATCCATATGATCAAAGATGAAAGGGATACAGTCTTTCCTACAGCTCTAGCTGTTGTAACACTAACATGATCATGAAAATCGCATAGGATTTCTTTTTGGTATAATGTAAATTCAAAAGGTTCTTCCCACGAAGTCTTATCTAAGTTGTATATAAATTCTGTACATAATGCAGGATTTCTTAATATCTCGTATAGTTGTAAATCTTCTTGAGAGATTTTGGGTTTAATCATCTCCAACCACTCCTCTTACCAACAAAATATAAAATCTCCCCCGTTAGAATATACTTGGCCCCGGCTTGAACACAATCATCTATAAAAAACCAATCCTCACAAGAACCTGGAATAAACTGGATATTATTATCCCGAACTAAAGAAGTTCTCACAGCTACAGACATTCCTATATGACAGTATTGTGGAACTTTCATTCCTGGTGATGGTTGAGTATTTCCAGAGTTAACATCTCTATATGTGAAGTTAATTAAATCATAATTAGCTTTAGCATAATGAAATATTCTATCTACATAAGTTTTATCTACATAATCATCATCATCTAAAAAGGCAATCCAATCGGTATCTACAAATGGAAATGCATAGTTTCTTACTATTCCAGGCCCTTGACCTAACGGTTTATCAAATCTATATGCAGATACTTTTTCATCCGTACTTATGGTAATGTCGTGATTATCGAATACCACAATAGCTTTCCAGTTAGGATTAGTTTGATCCCTTAAGCTTCCTAAAGCCTGATGAATAGAATATCTTCCTAAGGTGGGGATCAGAAAAGTTACTTCCATGTACAATTAACTAAAATAAATATAGTAGTGAGTTTCATTTTATCATCCTATCTTTAAATCTTTGAATAAACATTGGATTTGAATCCATTATAACCCCCTGGATATCACTGAAGTCTTTTCTTTGTCCAGCTAGCAGTGGAATCGGAATATAAACATTATAATTTGGAATTACATCGTTAGTATAAGTAACATCATTATGTGTGATAGTTTTGTCAGAATTAATATCAATAAGTAGATCGAATAAATTAGATCTCACACAATAAGCATGGGTGGAAAACCCTCCATTAATTTTAGCTACATGATCTGAAACTCTGTAGGCTTCGTACATATCCATATTAATTCCAAGATAGAATATATCCCAATCTTCAGGG